GTTGTTTTGAGTGGTGCGGACAGCATTACTGGGACGTTTCGTTGGATACAGGCTGTGACAGACACGGTGTTGTTGTGTGACACTGGAGAGACTGCTGGTAATTTGACGGACATTGCGAATTTGGACAATGTGACGTTGGCGGCGGGTATTGGTATTGGTGGGTTGTTTAGTAAGGTTCAGATTGGATCTGGTGTGTGTATTGCCTACTACGCATAAACCTCGATGAGTAATTGGAGGGCAAGTGGATCACTGGACGACCCCGTTCTTGAGGGTGGGGATGGGAGGTTTGTGGGGATGAATATGAGAGATCCTCTTGACCAGTTGGGAGAGGGGTATTTGGGGTTGAGTAAGAATGGGAGGATTGACGGGAGTTGGGAGGCGAGGAAGGGGATTGAGTTGAAGAGTGGTGCTTTGACTACGGCGGGTAATCCGTTGAGGTTGCCGTTCTTTTTGTTGGACTCTTCGATAGCGGTATCTACTGCATCGAGGACGAGTAATGTGGTGACGATTAACCTGGCGAGTGCGCACGGGTTTACGGTGGGAGAGGAAGCTTATTTGACGTTGGGGACGCCTGGTAATGCTACGGCTCCGCTGACGGGTATCAGTGCTGGGGCGTATTTGATGACGGTTACGGATGCGGATAGCCTGACGTTTGCCAATACTGGAGCGGACGGGGCTTTATCGCCGGATGCCACACACGGCAAGGTTTGGCAGTATGTTTACGACGAGTCTGTGGAGCGTGTTTGGGGTAGTTGTGTATTTTCCGATCCGAGCAATTCGTTGGAGGAGAGTGCTATTTTGGCGACGAGCGCGGACGCTAAGGCTGTGGCATTTTCTGACTATTCCATAACGTCGATTCCCTACCCTACTGGCCTTACGGTCAGTTCTTACTGTAGCTTGTTGCAGGCGTTTGATCGGGTGTATCTTTTTAGGGATGGGCAACGGGCATTGGAGTGGTTGCCGAAGGGGCGGGCTGTGGTGTCTAGTTCTTATGTGTCTGCCACGGGAGTAGTGTCGATGCAGGTAAAGGGACACGGGTTGACGGTTGGTGACGGGATTACGGTGTCGGATGTTGGCTTTAGTGCGGTTGCTCCAACGGCAGACCCTAATGGTGCGCAGGTTGTGGCTACGGTGGTGGATGCTGACAATTTCACCTATGTGATTGCGTCTGGCAACGGGAATGAGACATACACGGCAGGAACCGGCACGGTGATTGCGGATGGGTTTACTAAGGTTGCTGGCGGGGTTTACACTCAACCGCAGACGTTTGTTGCTTTAGGAAATGCGTATGGGGTGTCAGGAGGGTTGGTAAGGATCACGGTGTCAGGCAACTCGACGATCAAAGTCAGGGATGTTGTTACAATTTTCGACACTGACATTCCCGCCTTGGAGTCGTTGATTGGGCGGTCGTTTGAGGTAACCAGCGCCACCTCTACGGATATTTATTTCTATGCTCCGGTCATAAACGTGACGTATGGAACCGGATCGGTAGCTCAGTCCGTTCAGATTGGTGGTCGGTTTTCTGTCGGTGGCGGATTTAGCCACATGACGGCCCCACCTTGGGCAGTGTATTTCCAGCGCAGGTTGTGGACTCCTTTCTTCTACGATAACGGAGGGACGGCTGTTTCTCCCACATACACCGACAAGCAGGAGCGCGATCAGGTCATGGCATCTGACATTCTGGATGGTGACTCGTATGACCAGATTTATAGTCAGTTCCGCATTACGGCAGGTATTGCCGATTATCTTGTTGGGATGTATCCGTTCTTTAATGATTTCCTGATGGTATTAAACCGAAACAGCCTTCACGTTATTAAGGGGACACAGGGTAGTCTGGAAGATACCGTGTGCCATGAATTGACGAGGGAAGTTGGCTGTTTGGCACGGAAGACAATTGCTGGACAAGGAAACAAGGTGTTTTTCCTGTCGGATAACGGGGTTTATGGGGTGGAGTTCCAAGACGAATACAACCTGCGCGGCTTTCAAGAGCCTTTATCCAAGGATATTCAGCCGATTATCAACCGTATTAACAAGCGATTGGCGGATGACTCGGTGGGGATCTACTTCAACAACAGGTATTACCTGGCCGTCCCATTGGATACATTGGACGGAAGCGACGATGCTACCGGCAACAACTCGATGTTGATTTACAACATGCTGAACGGGGCGTGGGAGAGCTTGGATACCTATGGAGATGGCGATTTGCACATACTTGACTTGTTGATTGGACAGGCAGAAGAGCGCAACGAGTTGTATTTGGTCAACAATGTTGGAGGGTTACACCTTACGGAGTGTCGGGAAAACGCTACAGATACCTACTCTTTGGATGTTCTGGCAACAACCGAGACTGCGGCTGTGGATTACGAGATGCAGTCCCGAGGATACAACATGGGGAATCTGGATCGGAAAAAATATCATCGTGGGCAGGTTCAATTGCAGAGCAATTTGGAGAATGCTACAGATGTTGATTTCATATTCTCATCTGAAGACCCGGATTCCACTGGAGAGACGGTGGCGGATATATCAACTCTGCTTGATTCTTCCGAGTTGCCGGCGAACGAAGCTGCGACATTCCGATTCCGTATGGGGAACCCGCGAGGAATCTACGGAGCGTTGACAATCAGGAGAAAAGTAGTAGCATCTGCACCAATTGGCAGGCCAAAAATTTCAAGCGTCAAGTTGGATGCTACGGTAACAAACAGGCAGACAATTTCCCACAAGTAAAGATATGGCTATTCTCTCAAAAGGTATAACTTTTACCACTTCTCAGCAGTTAACATCGACCAATTTTAACAATTTGGTGGATGCCGCTACGTTTGTTTCTGGATCTTCTGGAACAACGGACGATTCCACGTTGGAAGTGAACGGTTCTGGTCGGCTGCAAATCAAGGATTTGGGTGTTGTTGCTGGCAAACTTGCATCAAATTGTGTAACAACTTCCAAGGTTACCGATGGTTCCATCACTTACGCGAAATTGTCCACCGGAGCGCCGACATGGAACGGGACATCATCGATGACGCTTACGTTTGCGGACACCAGCACACAAATTGTTGTGCAAAACTCGTCTTCGACAGGCTCAAAGTTTCCTGGGTTGCTTATTGATAACTACAATGGAGGGCAGTCTGGGTGTCCCGCTATTTCTTTACGCAACGCAAACGGGAGTCTGGCAACACCTTCCGCAACGTCTTCTGGTGATGTTCTTGGAACTCTGATTTTCAGTGCGCATAACGGGACAAGTTTTCAACAAACCGCACAAATTTTTGCGGAAGCATCCGAAAACCACTCGGGATCTGCAGAAGGAACAAACCTCCGGTTTTTAACCACGATTGCTGGGGCTACGTCTGCAACCGAGCGCATGAGAACTTCGGAAACAGGGGGGATTTTAATTGGCACGACTACCGATGTGCCGTCTGCAATCCTTACTCTTTCGTCCACCACCAAGGGTTTGCGCCTTCCGGTTCTTACAACCGTGCAACGGGATGCTATCTCGTCACCCGCAGAGGGAATCGTTATCTTCAACACTACCACCAACAAACTGAATTTTTACACCGGAGCCGCATGGGAGGCTGTAACCAGTGCTTAACGTAGAACACCATCATGGCCGCGAAAAAGAAAGCTAAGAACATGGGCAACACCGTTAAGAACAAGAACGGCAAGGCTGGCAATGGCGGGAACAAGGGCAAGGATAAGGTTAAGCCTGCGCGTCCAAAGGCTTTGGTTAAGGCTAAGAACAATCTGAAAGAAGCGAGGCAGGAGGCTAAAACAATCCAATCTCAAATTGACAAGTGGACTAAGGAAAAGGACGCAATCAAAGAAGGAGAACCCGGATGGAAGACCGCTCAGGCCAAGCTGGACAAAATGATTGCTGGGGCAAAGGGGAAGCTTTTCAACACACAAAAGACAATTACCAGTGCTTCAAAAGGTTTGGCCAACCAGCAAAGGAGTTATGCTAAAACGCTGCAACAGTCTGGATTTAGGGGTGCTGCACAAAACATCCGCGAGAACGCCAATCGAATTGCCACCCGTGTTAACAACCAAGAAACACGGCAGACGGTCAGCCGGCTCAACCGTGAAAACCGCCAGTCAATCAATGAAACAACTGGCACGTTGTATTCCGGCATCCGAGGGTTGACTGATGCGGTAAGGGCTGGTCTTCCAGCAGCACAACAACAAGGGCAGGATTTGGTAAACGCAAACCTTGGAGAAACCGAAACCGCTTTGAACGGTGGGCAAGGAACTGCTGGTCTTCTTGATTTGATGCGGCAGGCACAGACGCAAACACAAGATATTTCCGCGCAAGGTCAACGCCAGCAACTTCAAGACCTGCGGGGTAACTCACAACTAACGCGCCGCGCACTTGATACGCTTGCCCCAGAAGCCGGGCGAGCAATCGATATGTTTGGTCGGGCATCTGAACGCGCAAACAGGTTGGCAAAGCCGACAAACATCATGAGTCGGCAAGCGCTGAACCAACAGGCTAATCTTGCCCGTGGCGCAATGCAACGCGCTCAGAACTACGTTGATCCGACTCAATCAAAAGTTCTTCGCGCTGGTCAGGAAATGTTCAATGCCGCTGGTCAGTCCGAACAGATTGCGGACAAGGCAACCAAGCAGGCACTTAACTACGTCGATCCAACAAAAAGGTTGGCGCAAAACGCTATTTCCGGCTTCCAGGGGTTGGCCGGATTGCAGCAAAAAACGGCAGAACAAGCGTATGCCAATCAGGGAATCCTTACTCCCGAGCAAAGAAGGAATGCCGATCAAGCGGCGCGAGAATCGTTCGCTTCTCGCGGAATGCTTGGTAGCACCGGAAGCGTTGCCTCAGAGATTTTGAACCGTGAGGCTAGTCTTGCAAATCGTCGTGGAGAGGCAGCACAACTAGGACAACTTGCACAGCAAGGACAGCAAGGGCTTGTGGCGCTTTCCAGCGGTTACGAGTCTGACGCGCTTGCCCGCAGGACGGGACTTCAACAAAACGCATCCGAGTTGCAAGCGAGGGCTGGAGGACAATACGGACAGGCGGGAAGCTTTGTTTCCGGTGCTGAATCCGACAGACTCCAACGCCGACAAGCGTTGCAATCAGGGGCAATGGGCTTATCTCAAGCGGCGCTGGACGCACAACAAGCGGTGCGCGGGGAAGCCCGTCAAGCTCGTAGCGATCTGTATGACGCTGGACAATTCTACACCAACTACGGACTTCCTCTGCTGACCAATCAAACCGCCGCACAACAAACCGGACTTGGGTTGTTGAGTGCGGGAATGGGCATGTCTGGTCAAGCATCCGGTCTTCTGGAGGCTGGTTCCAACATTGGTATGAGTCGTTGGACTACGGAGCAGGAAGCGGCGGCTGCAAGGCGCGCAGCAAACGCTTCGGAAGATTCCGGCCTATTTAGTGGAATAGGATCTTTGTTTGGAGGTGCGTTTGCTGCATTTTCTGATATCAGACTCAAAGACAACCTTCGACACATTGGAGACATCGGTGGTTATCCGGCGTTTGAATGGGATTGGAACGACCTTGCACCAGATAAACTTCAGCCGAACTTCGGGTTTATTGCCCAGATGATTCAGCAAGACCTACCGGAATACGTCCACGCCAAAGGAGAATACCTTGCCATCGACTATGACGGACTTCTTCGCCACCTTGGATCAAGCGTGGATGAATTGACCAACCTCGTTAAAGCTTACAAAGGAAAGGAACAATAAGATGCCATTTGGACAGACAATCAATGCGGGTCTGATGCGTCCTGATTACTCAAACATAGTAAGGGCCGGACAGGCTACAGGAGAGGGATATGAGGCAATAGGTAAAGCCGCTGGAGGCATCCTAGAATCTCTTGGAGAGATGAAAAAGCAGCAAAAGCAAGAAGATGCTGATATTGCTGTTGGTGTCCAAATTGCCAAACTCCTTGAGCAGAAATCACCAGGTCTTATCCCAGGTGCTGGAGAACTAGCCATCAATATGTCTGACACCAACATTCCGCGCGCGGAGCGCCTCGGGATGGCCAAATACATCCTCAATGCGCTTTCTATTGGCACAAAAGTGCAAGAGGAGCAAAGGCAGCAACAAGAGCTTGGATTGCGCGGTCGTGCGTTGGACATTCAAGAACGAGAATCAAATTTCAGAATGCAACCGCAGTCGGACGCTCTTGATTCTTATTTGTCTTTTCCAAAAGGTGGCGGAAGTGCTGCTGATGGCTCTGTTTTACCGCAAAAAGGATCGCTAGTTCCGTCAAATCCTTACGTTGATGGGCTTGATCCAAATTCTATTCAATACTAATACAATGGAACCATTATCAAGCGTTTTCCAACCCAACGAACGGGCATATTCTGATGCTATTACAGCACAGACCATGTTGGATCTTGCGCGAAAGCAGGGATATGCGGAATGGGCGGATGGCATGGAGGCAACAATTAGAAACACCCGCGCAAACGCATCTCCGCAAACCGCTAGGCGTGATGCCGCCGCGCTTATGACGGCATTCAAGGAGGTTGACGAGTTTTCCAAAAACTTCATCCAACCAAACATGGGCAAAGAAAAGGAAGGTTACAAACTACTTTCCGATGAAGAGGCTATACGAATGGGTCTGCCAGAAGGTCAGAAATACCAAGTGAGCGGAGAGGGAAAAGTAGCTCCGATTTCTACTCCGGGCGGGATGGAAACGACCACGGAAGTAACGCCAGATGGCCGCACAATTATTCGTCAGGTTACGGGGAAAATGTCAGGCAAGAAGCAAGTTGATCCGATGGTTGAGGTCAAAGAAAAAGATCGCGCAAGAGCAGAAACGGAATCGTTTTTGACTCAAGTAAACATGCTTGGAACGCTTTTTGACGATCTTCCACAAGAAGCTAATACGACAGGAAGCGTCGCTCGCATAATCCAAAGTAAAATACCTGGAACGGCAGGATACGATGCGGCAAAGGTGTTTGAATCACTACAAGGAATGGCGCGTGTGGAAAAAATGCAGCAACTGCGCAACGGGTCGCCAACTGGATCTACCGGCATGGGGCAACTTTCCAACGCAGAAGGAGAGGCGCTTGCAAAGGCGTTTCTTGGTTCGCTCGATATCAATACGCGCCCAAAAACTTTCAAAACAAACCTAATTTCCGCTCAAACCAAGCTTCTCGACGAGGTTCACGGTTCGGCAAGACTTCGCCAGCAATGGTTGAAGGAAGGTAAAATCACGCCAGAGCAGAATGCAGAAGTTGAGGCGCAATATCCAGACGTGATGGTGGATATTAAAGG